ACCCTTTACAGAGTTGAGTCCGCAATCGCTGTCTGCCGCCGTTTGGGAATCACTAGCTAGTGTTTACAACACTCCAGGCAGCATGGGGGAACTTTTGAATAGCGCTGGAGGTGGAGCCAGCCCTGCCACGATTGCTGCCGAGGTATGGTCAACGCCTCTTGAGACGCTCACGGCAGAGGAGATCATGCGCGTAGTTCTAGCTGCGCTTGCTGGTGCCCGTTCTGGGCTTGGCTCGGGCACAGAAGAATATCTTGGTCAAGACGGAGTCACGCCGAGAATTACCTTTAGCCCAGACGCGCAGGGCAATGGGACGCCTATCATCGATGCTGCTTAGAAACGGTCTTCTTGGTGGAGCGCTATTTTCAGGCTTGCTTTTCGGTGGGCAGGAAGAGCCTCCTGCTCCTCCTCAAGGTGGCGGCGGCTCTTATAGGTTCATTGAACCTTATAACAAGCCCAAGAAAAAGGAAGAACAACAAGATGCAAGCGTCTACGTTCAGCCTGTCAAAGTAAAGGCAAATATTGGTAAACCATCTGCAATCGGGTCAATTGGAGTAGATGCAGAATGCGTGGTGTATGGCAATAATTTGGCGTCGGGTGTAGGACTTGCGATTACATCATCTACTAAAAATCTACATGACGAAGAATTTGCCATATTGTTGGCAATGATGTAAAAGGTGTATGATGCAATCAGTGAACTATCTTCGCATCTTGGCGGCATCAGTTGCGAATAGGTCAAAAGTTATTGCCCACAAGATAAAAGACGATAATCAAGTCATCAAGTTAGGGGCAATCAATGAAGCAAGTCCAACTGGTCTGCGAAGCAAGTCTAAACCTGCCGGAAAAAAAGTCCGAGGAGCAGACCGGAAAGATTGAAGCCCGCGTCACTACGTGGGGAGCCCGCGAGGGCGCGGACGGTCGTAAGTTTTACTACCGTCCTGAAGGCTTTTCTGCCTGGGCCCAAGAGTTCCAGAAGATGGGCAAGCCTTTGCCTATGTTCCTGAATCACAACAGCGACAGTATGCCTGTTGGTGAGTGGACAAACTTTGAGTTCGATGATGAGGGCATGAACGCTAGTGGCAGGTTGTTCGTCAACACCACCAGTGGCTCTGACCTGTATCAGATCATGACCGAAAGCCCCAATATGTTTGGTGGCGTGTCTGTTGGTGCCTATGCAGACGAATACTGCATGGTCAAAGAAGACGGGTCCATGTGCAATCAAGACGACATGGGCGAAGGGTACTTCCAGATCACCAACGGTGGTTTGCGGGAGGTGTCCGTAGTGATGTATCCGAATAACCCGATGGCAGAAGTCAAGAAGCTGGAGTTCTTCCGGCCTGACGGTTCTGCTGATCTCAAGGTTCTGGAGTCGGCTCTGCGTGAGGCAGGGCTATCCCGAAAAGATGCGGTCACTGCCGCGTCTACTTTTAAGCAAGTCTTGGAGCAGCGTGATGCTGTGAAAGAGGAGCTTACTGCGCCGCACCAGAGTGAGTCTGACGCGGAAGTGACCAATGAAGCGGAAATCCTCCAGGCTCTTGAAGAGCGTGAGTTGCTCCGCGTCCTGTCCCAAAAACTGAAAGGTTGAAGATGTCTACCGTTATCCTCGAAAAGCTGGATCAGATCGAAGCCCAGCAAACCGCCAAGCTCGAAAGCGCCGTTGAGTCGGTGAAGGCTGAAGTCAGCGAGAAGATTGCTGCGCTGGAAGCTAAGGTCGCCTCCGTTCAGGCCCCCGGCATCATCAAGGCTCCTGCCAAGACGATTCGCCAGGATGTGAACCGTCATGTGCGTGAGCAACTGAAGACCATCGCGAATGGCAAGAGCCAGTTTGAAAAAGAACTGGTGATGTTCCAGAGCGAAGAGCAGATGAATGCCTACCTGAAGGAAGCATCTGCGCTGACCGCTGGTGGTGATGGCAAGGGTGGTCGTACCGCTTATGACCCGGTGTTCGCTGCGCTGCGTCTGGCTAACCCCATGCGCGGCCTGTCTCGCACGGTGACGACTGATGGTTCGTCCTATCAGTTCCGCGTGAAGACCGGCAACGCTGGCGTTCAGTGGGGCTACGGCATCCAGAACAACGGCGCTTCCACTACGGAAGATACGACCATTTGGCAAATCGTGCTGAAGGACATCAACGTCCAATTCCCCATCAGAACCTCCGCATTGGACGACATCGATGGTCTGGAAGCGGTTGTCGTTGACGACATGCTGATGGAGTTCGCCCAGGCTGAAGCTCAGTCGATGGTGCAGAACAACGACCAAAGCGGCACTGGCACCTCGGTGACCACTGGTGGTGCTGACGGTCTGCGCGGTCTGGATCAGTACGCTGGTGCGAATGCTACCTACGCTGGTGGCACAACCTCGGCAGCAAGTTTCGGTACGTCCGGTACGGGTTCGACCTCTGGTCTGCATAACCTTGCTACCTACGACCAGTTGACCTCCAACGTCAATACGGTTGGCGCTAACAGCGTCATCTATACCGACGTCATCAACATGATCTACGCACTGCCTCAGGAATACTGGACTCCTGCTTGCAAGATCATGGTCAACCCGATCCTGCTGAACGGCATTCGCGCTCTGCGTGATACCCAAGGCGCACCGATCTTCAATCGTAATGAAGGTCTGAGCGTTGACGGTATCGTGGGTCAGTTGCTGGGCTTTGATGTGGTGGTTAACAAGTACCTCGACAACCCGAGCCAGCCGACGACCGCTGCCGCAGGTACTGCTTCTCGCTACCCGATGTACTTCGGCGATTGGCAGAAGTCCCATACCATCATTGATCGTCTGAGCATGGTGGTTCGTCGCTACGACCAGACTGCTCCTGGCTTCATCACATTCTTCGGTGAGAAGCGTCTGGGAACCTCGGTGCGCGATCCCAACGCACTGATCCGTTATCGCTCGACTGCCACCGCAGCGGCCTAATGGGAAGGGGGCTTAGGCCCCCGTTAAAAGGAAAAGCCATGATCGAAAAAGTCCTAGACGGAATCAAGAAATCAATCCATGAGCAACGGAAGGTCAAGATTGACATCTCTGAAGCCTCGGCACTTACTGGTTCTGGCACCGGAAAAGGTGGACGGACGACTTTCGATGATGCTTTTGCAGCGGCCCGGTATGTCAATCCTTTCCGGATGGCATACCGGCCCCTTCCAATTGTGGGCTCAGATGCTTTGTTTGCCGCTAAGGTAGGCAATGCGCTGAGTTCAACCCCTTGGGGCTACACCCCAGGTTCCAATGCTGGTAGTCCTAACGTGGATACCAGTATTTGGCAACTTCCTGTTCGGTCTGTATCGGCCACCCTCCCTATCCGGTCTGCTGTGTTGAGCGATGTAAACGCTCTTGAGGCGGCTCTGGTTGAAGACCTGATGATGGAGTGGAGTCAGGTGGAAGCCGCGTCGATGGCAGTCAACAACGATCAAGCAGGATCGACCACAACGGCCACAGGAGCCACTGCTGGGCTACGTGGGCTGGATATGTATACCAGTGCTGCTACGGCGGCTTTTGGAACGTCTGGAACGGCCATAACGAACGGCATTCACTCCCTGTCCACCCAAGCACAGACTGCTGGTGGTGTTGTCTACAACGACATCGCTGCCTTGACGACTCGCCTGCCAGGACAGTACTGGGCTATGCCTGGGACTGCATGGCACATCCGGCCTTCAATGATTGAGTCTCTGCGCGAGATGAAAGACTTGCAGGGTCTTCCTGTCCTGCTGGAGGTAGGTGAAGATGACGGTGGTGCTGTTGGTCGGATTTTTGGCTGGCCTGTTATTCCTAATCCTTACCTGTCAGCCGCATTCCCGATTTACCTAGCCAACTGGCCTCGGTTCCTGTGTATTGGCGACTCCAACGAGTTCTCAGTGCAGATGATGGAACAAAGCGCCCCAGGTTTCATTACGATGTACGCGGAGAAGAAGGTTGTCTCCACGGTGCGTGATCCGTTTGCTGGCGTTCGGATGAGTGCGTAATGGAATACCAAACTGGCGGGAATCGAAATCCGTTCAACTATCAAAAGGTTGAGCAGATTGGTCGGGATGTCTCGACCACTTGGATTCCTTTGACCACTGTTGCTGACCAACTTAACCTGTACGGTGATACGTCCCAGGACGATCTTCTGTATGGGTTGGAGTTGGCTTCACGAATGGTCATTGAGGACTACATCGGTCAATCGATGTTTCCTTGCCAGTACCGGGTCTACTACAACGCAGGAAGTCTCTCAGGGACTCCGCTGACGCTTGATCTGCCCGAGGTGTCGCAGTCTGTTACCGTGGATGCGGTGAAGTACTGGGATGCCTCAAACACGCTGCAAACAGTAGCAAGCAATGGTTATTACTACGATGATTCGGGTAACAAGGTAGTTGTTGCAACTCTGCCGACTGACCTGAACACCGGAAGAACTAGCCCGGTCTATTGTGAATACACCGTAGATGCGAGTCACCTAGCGAACTATCCTGTTGTGCAGCAGGCAAGTCTTCTGATGCTGATGCACCTGTACAACAACAGGTCAAACACTACTGAGAAGATCATTCGGGAGATTCCGTTCGGAGTCTCTTCTTTGCTCAGGCCCTATAAATCACTTGTACTTTAATGACTATCGTTCGTTTTGAAACTATCAGCATCAATACGCTTTCCTTCACCAAGTCGGCATTTGGTGAGCAAGGCGTAACGCAGACTTTATGGTTCAAGACTCGAGCAAAGATTCACGAAGTCAACAGTGCAATCAAGATTTCAGACAAGTATCGTGACTATCACGATATTACTGAGTTTGAGATTAACTACTCTCCAAACGCCAGAACCATCGTTGAAGACCCAGGTAACTATTCCATCACCTATGATGGAGATTCTTGGCGGATTGAAGACGCAAAGTCAGACAACAGCAGGCAGCATGTCCGGTTGATGTGCTTCCGCAATGATCCTGTAACGGCAGTCTGATGGCATCGCAAAAGAACCCGGTTGACTACGCTAAGGCGATTCAGGCTCACCTGACTAGCATCGTCACGCCGGTTCCTGTCTATTCTGCTTTCAACCGTAACTTTGCCTTAGAGCCTAAGTTCCTTACTTGGCAGCTTAGGAACGTCCACCAAGAAGTGTATACAGGTGGAAACCAAGCAAACAAAGGTATAGATCGACCTGTCTTCCAAATCTCTATTTTCACTCAGGGAATGGAAGACGGTTTCACAATCAGTAACCAGATACTACAATCTTTGCATGGCTACACCGGAATCTTCGGTGGGTCGACTTATGGGTTTTGGATTGCCAAGGCAGATGTGTTTTGGCTATACAATTCCTATGACGACAAAGAAAAGATGGCCCAGGTCTTTCTGGACTGCACACTAGATATCCCAACTTGAAAGGAAAATCATGGCTCTGCCAAACAAAATTCTGCCTGGGTTCAGTGTTGCGATGTACGCACAACCTTCGGCCACCCCCACTCCTCTGACCACTGCACAGCTTGCTCTGGTTGCAAGCGTCAGCCCTCTGGCGGTTTCTGGTAACTTGATGAACGTCGAGGCAGTTCCTGCGTTTGGTCAAGACGATGCTGTGGCGAACTACTCGGTTGCTGGTGCGCGTCAGTCCGACAAGGTGCCTGTCCAGAGCGCTCCGACCTCGCTCACGATCACTGCCGCGTGGAATCCGACTGACTCGGTTTTGCTGTTGCTTCGTGCTGATGCGTACAGCGGTGTTATTGACCGCACGTTCGTGATCTCTGCTACTGAAGGCGCAAACATCGTTTATTACGCCTTCAACGGTCGCGTGTCTCAGTGGCAGATCGATGCTCAACCCGGTGCAGAAGCCAAGGCTGTTTTCACGATTCATCCCCGTGGGAACCAGTACGGTTGGTCTAACAACGCCTAAAGGAAAATCATGGCTCTGCCAAACAAGGTTTTGCCGGGTTTCTCGGCATCCATGTATTTTCAGTACAACCAAGTTACTGGTAGTGGCACTGTTGCCGCATCAGTAATTACGTTGCCAACAACATTTGCTGACGGCACGACTGCCAGCGCAGTAACTAATTTCTACACTGGCGCAATTTTTATTGCTGGCACCTCATACCCCATCGTTTCATACAACGGGGGCACTCGCGCATTGACTGTAACTGGAACCCCTCCTGCTGGCACTCAATCATTTGTGCTGTATACGTCTGCTGGAGGTACGCCTACTGCATTGACCGCAGCGCAGATGGGAACGCTGGCACAAGTGCAAGCAATTACATTTGCTACTAATCTTTTGAACATCCA